TACCCCCACTAGATACAAGAGGGGCCGTGCCTGTTACAGAAGTAACAGGAGCCGTCCCATTAGAAGCAGCAGTAATGCGGCCCTGCGCGTCAACAGTAATGCTGGAATTCGTATAGCTTCCAGCAGTTACAGCAGTATTAGGTAAATCAGCAGCTACTAAAGCTCTAAAATCAGGTATTCCTGCGGACCCATTTGGTGCCGCATAAACATAATTAGCTGTCTTACTTGTAGCTACGGAACTTGCTTCCCAAGAAGAAGTTGTAGTATTATATGTCCAGGTTCTATTTCCTGATACAAAAGTCTGTCCATTAGTAGGACTAGACGGAAAATCTAATGCCATATAGTATCCTAAGGACTGCCTTGGCTGGGCAATCGCACAAGCAAATTATGCTTACGGTTGTTGTAAGTCCCAGTTAAGTGAGTCCTCGTTCCATGAATATGGTTTTCCGTCATTTGGATATTCGACAGGGGGTTCCCATAAACAAGTTGTTTCATTTAAATTCCATGATTGGAATGGTTGTGGGGGGATAAACGCATCGCGCTCTGCATCGTATGTATACCCAATACCTGCGTAGTTTTTACGCAGGGGACGTCCTTCTGGATGCTGACCGCCATAAGTGTTGTATGATGTTTGCACCCAAAGTGCTGGGTCGCCGAACATACCCGTGTCGATAACGTCTTGCTCGATAACAAGTACTTCTGTGACGATGCCGTCAATAACTTTTGCAAAATGTGCCATGATGTTTCCTTAAAATGTAATAGTGCCCGATGAGGCAAATGTGTAAACGTAGTTAACGCCTGCTCGTGACTCTCCCGGACTGCCAGTGGTTGCAATAGCTTGAGTTGGAGATGAAAGAATAACAACACCTGAGCCACCATTGGCATTAGAGCCGCCTCCTCCGCCTGAGCTTGCGCTACCAGCCGTTCCAACTGTTGCGGAGCCATTGCCTCCGCCACCAATACCACCAGTGGCAGAGGTGTCTCCAGCAGTTCCACCGCCTCCACCGCCGCCAGCGAAATACATAGTGAATCCCGTAATTGTTGATGCAGCACCAGGACCTCCAGCTTGTGGACTTCCGTCTGTTGATGCCGGGGATGCTCCGCCAGCACCACCTCCGCTACCGCCCATAATGCGACCGAAATCTTCGCGGTAAGAACCAGCACCTCCAGCAAAGCCTTGGCCTGATGTTCCTGCACCGCCATTTCCAAGCCACCAACCGCCGCCACCGGAGCCGCCAGCCTGACCATTACCAGCGCCACCGCCTGTGCTAGTGATGCTGTTAAAAGCGCTATTACCGCCGTTGCTTCCGCTTGAGTTACCGGATGTGCCAGTAGCCGCATTACCACCAGCGCCAACAGTAATCGCGTATGTGGTTAAACTTGTTAAAGCAGAACTTCCCGTTCGGAAGCCACCGCCGCCGCCACCGCCGCCTCCAGCACCAACGCTATCATTACGGCCACCACCGCCACCGCCAGCTACGATCAAGTAAGAAACTGTCGGACTTGAAGAGCTTGTAATAGTGCCGAATGTGCTAATCCAAGAGTTTGTTCCCGTCTTCAGTAATTGCACCGAAGCATTCACAGGCACGACTGGGACTGACAAAGCAGACGCCGAGTTATTTGCAAAAATAGAGACACCTGATGCGCTCAAAAGTATAGTAGTGGTTCCCCTGTTCACAATCGTGATTAACGTCCCAATTGGGAACGCAACCGATGCGTTTGTAGGGATCGTGATTGTCTGTGCGCCAGTGTTGCCGGAATAAATGTGCTTACCAGCGTCAGCCAAAACTAGTGTGTAGTTACCATTTTGTATGTTCTGTGGATAGGATACTGTACCCCCAGAAGGAGCCGAAGAAGTATGCGATGCATCGACCCATTGACTAGATGTACCGTCATTATAGTAAATTTTTAGAACGCCAATATTGCTATTCCACCACAGTGAACCATTACCTGGTGAGGCTGGTGCTGTATCTGAAACAGATATACTTGCTCCACCACCCGTAACATCAACGATAGTTTCTACGCCGGATACATTTTTCTTTAAGTATAATTTACCATCGGTCGTATTAATAGCAAGCTCGCCAAGAGCTAATTGTGCGGTGGTCGGCACCGCATTTGCAGTAGCCGACCTCCTTAATTGAATTGTATTTGCCATATGGCTCCCTCCAGTGCTTATATAAGCAGGGCTTTAATTATTAGAATGTACCGCCGTCGATTGTGCTGTTCGCACTCAGGTAGTCCGTACCTTCCGTAGCTGCAGAGTATACAGAGCCGTTACCTTTAAGTAGGCCAGTAATTGCTGATGTTAGTCCTAGACCACCCTTTGTTACGCCAATTGCTGTAGCGTTCCAAGTACCTGTAGCTATTGTGCCTAGTGTTGTAATAGAAGTCTGACCAACATAAGTAGATGCAATATCAATACTATCAGTATTAACTGTTATACGATTAGCTGTTCCGCCAATATCAAATGTACTTCCAGTTAGTGTTAGACCTGCACCCCCAATATAAGTACCAGCTCCAGAGAACTGTGCGAATACAATAGGAGTGGTGCCTATCGTACCACCAGCATTTGCAGTAGATACCCAACCTGTATCAGCATTAGTTGTACCTTCTTCGACAAAGGCAAATCCAGAGATAAGCTCATTCCATACATCAGCATCCGCTGATCTTGACCATGCTCCCGCTGCGGCTAGATAGATACCATTTTGAGCTGTTGTTGTCTGATTTTTAACTAGTACACGGTCGCCGGCTATTACTGATACGCCATCAATGGTCTGTGTGCCAGAAAGAGTGATATTTGCTGTTGTCGCTACACGAACGGACTGTTTAACTTCTAGGCCTTGAGCGACACTATCAACATAGTTTTTAGTGGCGGCATCTTGAGCAGATGTAGGGTCAGCTAGTCCAGTAATCTTCTGTGAGTTAAGTACTACAGAAGCAGTAGGAACAGCCATCTGATCTAGACGTGAAGTGCGAACCTGAGTATCGAAATCACTGATTTTAGCTGCTGTAAGTGTAGGAATATCCGTAGCAGATAATGTAGTACCTGCTGTGACACGTCCCTTAGCGTCAACTGTTACCTTAGCATAAGTGCCTGCAGTAACACCAGAGTTTGCTAGTGTTAATGTGATGGCTGTTGTGCCGGTACCAGTTGCATCACCACTAATAGAAATTGACTGGTTGCCAGTTAGATACGTATTTGTATCAATTGTATAAGTATCAGCAGTTGCACCACGTCTAATGAATCCGGCACCTGCTGTAGTCATTAATGTAGCCAAAGCTGTTAAAGCTGGGCCTACGCTAACACTATATGTGGTATTGGTCGCACTATTAGCACTATACCCAGTACCTGCACTAATAGTTACTGCGTTACCGGTTGCAGCCGCAGTACCAATGTTAAGTGTGAAAGTACCGTTATTTACAGTAGGTAACTGCGAAGTAAGCGCTAAAGTACCTGTAGAAGCCGGTAGTGTAAGAGTACCGGAAGCCGCAGCACTAGCTACAATAGTAGTAGTACCACTGGTGGATCCGTTAACAATTAGACCTGAGCTACCAATAGTAGCGCCACCACTTAGGGTAACTGCTGTAGACGTACTAGCTCCACGACCAGTTACTGTAGCTAATGTATCAGTAAGAGTAGTTAAATATGTATTTGTATCTAGTGCCCAAGTATCAGCACCTGTTCTTTTTAGAAAACCTGTACCTGTTAGGCCAGAAATCGCGGTAAGATCCGCATCAAGAGCTTGAATTTCACTAGATTTAGCGAATACTTCGTAGCTGTTTGATCCTGTACCTACTGCGATACGGTTTTCGTCTGTAATTAGGTACGGTTCACCAAGGTTTAATGTATTACCTGTAACAGCAGCATTAAGTTGAGCTCTAGTACCTCTTTTAATCTTTAAAAGGTTTGCCATTTATTTATTCTCAGAATGTGCCGAAGTCTACATTCGCTACAGCTAATTCCATGAAGCTGTTGTTAATATCTTTTTGAATTGTTATACTACTATTAGTTCTAAGTACCCCATCTGTTCCAGTGGTACCACCTAGATATCCTGGTACACCATTTGCAACAATGGCTACTTTTTCGTCTATAAGTTCTTCTGTCTTTGCAAACGACGAATAGCCGCTGGAGCTAACTCCAACGGCTAATCTATTTTCGTCTATAATTAAGTAAGGCTCGCCATCTCTTAGCTGACCTGCTGCTTTAGCAGCTTCAATTTGAGCTCGCGTACCTCGTTTTATTTGTATAGTTTGTACCATGTCCAACTATAACGTACCGAAGAGTACGTGCTTGCCGCTAACGCAGCCTAGCTCTTAGATGAAGTACCAGCTACTACAATATGCAGCCATCCCACGGCTAGCCAGTTCCAGAATGTAAGCTGGATAGCTGTGCCAAATAACTGATTAACTGCTAAAATAGATAGCCAGGGGCCTAGAACCAAGAAACCTAGTATAAGTAGGGTAACTCCGCCAATGCCAAGAGCTGTAAAAGTTTTTTCTAACATGTAATGTTACTCCAAAAAGGATATAAAGTCAAGTTATTTTTCTACGAGGCTAGGATGAAGTCGCCTGTACGGTCTAAGAATTTGTAGTCTATTTTTGTAGGTACAAACTCTTGGATTGCCTCAAAAATCGTATCTTTATTAAATTCGGCACAGGAATATACATCAAGCTGCATAAGACCTGGGCTTTCTTCGTCCCAAACATGTAGAACTATGTGACTAGTCTCAATGACTGTGGCTACGGTGAGTCCGCGATTACCTGGCATATTAGAATACGTAGCATATGGACCCATTAGAATTTTCATTCCAATAGCTTCTACTAGATTCTTTTTCCACGCAGTTATATAAGTTGGATCAGTTGGCGGGGCAGATAGTTCTGCCCTCACTACAAGGTGATGATGTACAAGCAATTTATTTTCCTTCGAGCCATGTTTTAAAGTATGGCCTATAGGGACGATATACGTCCACTCCATATTGTTTAAGATGATCTAGTGATCCTAGATCGTACGCATAGGCACCGTCGTAGTAGCCTCCATACCCCTCTAAGTGAGGAAAGTAAGGAGAGACTTCTTCAATCGGCTCAATAACATAAACTTGGTAGTAATTACTGATATGTTTATCACTTACGCCATGTTTACGTTCTAACACGATGGCCATACAATGCCTAC